TTGCGTTGCTCATTGTTCGTACACTCTAGCCGCTTGCCTGTAATCTGTCCAGCGTTTTTTTTATTTTTTTTCAAATAATTTTTGGCCCTGTTTTTTCAGGGGTATTTGTAGAGCGACACGAGGGCGGTCTTGCCTTTGGTCGTTGTGAAGTGGACGCGCTTGCCCGCTACGGTTTCGTAGTCCACAACGCGCTTGGTTGTGATCTGGCAACGCGCCCCAGCTTCGGCGAGGTCGGTCACTGTGAACGCCTCGCCGTCGATCGTTACGGCGTCGCCAACCTCGCGCATGACTCCGCCGATATGATTGCGGCGCGGTATGGTTTCCCAAATCTGGAATCCGTTGATCTCTTCGCGCAGGATGCGCAACCCGTTCTTGGTGATTTCTTTTTGCATTGGTCGTTTGTGTTTGGGGTTACAGGATCGAAACGGTTGCGGGGTCAAATATGCCGTTGATAAATTGGCCCGTCTTTTTTGCCTCTTGATATAAAAATGTTTTGTATTTCTTCGGCACTTGGGAAAACGGCAAACTCACTTTGACAGGTTCGCCGTTGATGTGTCCGGTGCAATAACTCACATCGTAGAAAGGCATGAACGGGGACGGGTCGCCAATCAATCTGATCCGGTCAATCACAAGGCCGCGCTCTGTCCAATCGACGTGCCGCTTGACTTTCTTGCGGTCGGCCAGTTGTTGATCGCTGATTGGGTTCTGTTCCATTGCTCCGAATTGGTTTTGTATTCTCATTGTCTTTATGCTCCTGTTTGGGTTTGGGTTTGTTACTAGATTCCTTCAGCAAGGCCGATCGCTTGATGATACTGCTGCTGCTCCATTTCATCGACGGCGACGTGATATTCCATTTCCTCAGAAAAAGCGCGTTGCTCTGATTCCGTAAGCTCGCGCCAGTGGATTGGGTTGATGGACTCAACCTCTTGAATATCGCACAAGAGATTGAAAGCCTTGTCATCGCAATCAAGGCCGAGCTTGTGGCGCAAGTATTTTTCGCCAGCCAGCGCGATCACGGTGTTGTCGTATTCGCCAAAGCTGAAGGTTAGGGAGTGGCCGACCTTCACGCGGTTGTTGTCGGATTTGGTTGCTTGGAGTTTGTTGTTTGCTGCCTTCATTGTGCTTACAGCGTACAGGCAAGCCGCCAGTGTGTAAAGGGTTTATTTCACTTTTTTTGAAAAAAGTTTTTGGCCCTGTTTTTTCAGGGTCAAACGGGGGGGGGTCAGCTTTTGATTGGCTCAATCTTGCGCAGCACTCCGCGCGGGATTGCGACAAAATCGCCGCAAGCCTCTGGCCCTTTTTGGTCGCCCTCAAAAAGTGAAGTTGCAACAACGATGTGATCGCGCTTTGCTGCGTGCAACAATCCGATCGTCACGCAGCGGCAAACCTTGGCCTCGCTGGCGAGTGCGTTTGTGTGCGCGCAAATATCATCCCAATGAAAACGGGCAAGCGTTCCAATGGGCGGCAAGCGTTTCATTTGATTCGGTAATGCGGCACGGGATAAAAGCCGCGCGAGGTTTCAATTTTAAACCTCTTCATTTCTGCTTTGCCTGACTCGACAAGCACACGAATCTTTTTTTGCATGTGCGGCATTGAAACGTCTTGGCTTTCGGCAATGTCTCTTGCGGTCGCCCAGCCTTCAGGGATCACGTCGGCCTTGCCAATCGAGCCAAGTGCTTGCGCAAATTTTGAAGCGGTCTTTTTGTCCATTGTTAAAACTCCTCCACGCCTGTCGGCAGTAACCAGCGCGGGCCGCACTTGCGCGCGATCCACACGTTTGCAGTCTCACCTTTCCACACGCCAAACGCAAAAGCGTTTTCCCAACCTGCCGTTGCCAGCCTGTTCTTGGCGTAGTCCATTGAGGCGAAGTTTGCGAGGCATCCCGCAGAATATCCATGAGTGCCGCCTTTGCGTTTGCCTGTTTGGATTTCTACGCGGTGCAAGTGGCCGATGATAACGCTGCCGCCTTCAGATGCGAAATGTGTGGCATGTTCCTTGACGGCGTTTTGGTTGGCACTGTATCCGTGCGCGAAAGCCAGCTTGCCATTTGCCTCGTGATGAACTCCGTTCTCTGCATGGTACAGGTACAACTTGCAGCGCATCCGCTTACACTGTTTTTCGATTCGGTCGATCACATCGCGCGCAGCGTAACGCATCACGCCTTGAGTGTGACTTGAGGCAATCCGCCAAAGCCTGTCCTCGTGATTTCCGACAAGATAAACGTGCGGCCTGAACTGCTCCAAGAATTTGAACCCCTGAAATAAATCCTCGCTGAGATCGTCGCACGCAACGCCGTCAGAGTCTGGATTGATTCCAGCGCGGAGGCTTGCGAAGTCAAAACAATCGCCGAGATGAATGCGCGCGTCAGGTTTCCAATGATCGCAAAACTTCAACACCGCGCGCGCAGTGTCTTGGTCGATCAGTGCGCCGTGATTATCCCCAACGGCAACGAATTTTTTCCACGCCTTGCCCATCCACCCTTGGGCGGTTTGTCCTAATTAAGAACAGCGCGCCAGAGCAAGATCGCGCTTGCGATCAAGCCCGCGAGAAACGAGGCGGGGACAAGTAGACAAAAGCAATAGGTCAAAAACTTAATCATTTTTTGGTAAGGGGCCAGCAACCCAGCCTTCGGGCAAGGTCACTTTGTTTTTTGATTTAATCCATTCGCCGCCTCGGTTGACGTACACCGTGCCGCGCACGTCTGGGCCGAGTCTCACAAGGTCGGCTTGGGTATCGACGAAAACGACTTTAGTCGTCCCGCAAGCTGTCGCGCACATGATTATCCCAGCGGCGGCGCATATCTTCAGGAGTGGTGGCATCGGTTGCAGATTTGTCTTTCAGCAGCAGATTGGTCAAATGATTGAGCAATGAATTGAAGAAAGCCAAAAGCAATTTCATTCAGCGTCTGCCTTGATCTGCTCGCGCTTGATCGCGCTACGTCCGTAGGTGTAGCCGCAACTTGTCAGGGCAACGCCAACGATTGCGGCGATTTTGTCGGTCATGCTCGCGCCGCCTTCAGGGTCTACCCATCCGCCAACGATTGCGAGCGTCATCACGCACGAAAGGATTGCAAAAATAAATTCGCTTGTGAATGCGCCTTTGCGCGCGGGGTCATTTTTCGGTTGTTCCATTTTCTTGATCTCCTGTGGGGTCATGGGCTTCATCACCTTTTACTTGCTGAATTATGTCTTGGACTTGATCCGCCAGTTGATAAAAATGCGTGAGCATTCCGAAAAGCAAAAACAGCAGGGCGGTCAATGTCACGCCGACCAAAAAGCCAGCACTTGCGTTGATAGGGTCGAAACTCATGTTTTAAGTAGCTGATCAATCTTTTGCTCTATTCGATCCAATCTGTCAATCAAGTTTTCGGTTTGTTGTTCCTGCCTCGCAACCTTGATTTCAAGGCCGATCAAACGGCGAGCTTGATCGTCAATCGTGCTTTGTATTCGCCGAAAGAAAAACCCGCCAACCGCGATCGCTATCGCAAAGCCCGCTTGCATAATGCTTGCCAAATCCATTTACCATTCCCTCCGATGTCCCAGCCTCCGCGCTAGGTTTGAAAATTCCGCAAACTCATCCGACCCCACAAGCGCGGATTGCTGCGCCAATGTAATGCGCCCTTGCCTCGCGTACTCTGCAAAGCCTTCATTGCTTGATCTGTTCATGTGCCGCTCTTTCAATTCGTATTTGTCCGGATCGTATTCATGCGCGAAATGCTGCCGCAAGAATGCCCTTAAATTATTATCTGAAATCATCGCGACATTATCAACTTGATTCACCCAAGGCGGCAACGCCCAGAGTGCTTTTTTATTTTTCGACACCTCTTCAAAGAAATCGCCAAGCTCGATCGCGGTCGGGTTTAAGTGTGGCGCAATCGGGCAAGGCTGGCCGTCCTCAATCTTTCGCAACGCCCAAAAATAAATTGAACAAATCACATCTTCAGGCGGGCGCAAAAACATGAAAGACCAAAAGCCTTTGCTCTTCAGGTGCGACAAGGCTTTACTTGTGACAGAAAGGTGCTGTTGGTGAATGTAGGTTTTGAAGCCTTCGCAGGTGTTGGCAACGTGCATGACTTCATCCTCTGTGAAGTCTCTGCCGAGGCCCATATAAAAAGAGTTGCGGATTGCGTAGCCTTCGCGGCGCAACATCTTTGACAAGTATTCGTTGACCCAAACGCCGCCCGCCTTCCCGTAATGGCAAAAGATTATTTTTTCACGCATTCGATAAAATCAATCAGATCGTCGCGCCCTTGATATTCGAGCCAATCAAAAACGCGCTTGCGGTGTTCTTGGTATTTGACGCGCAACCCGTTGTTTGCTTTTTCGTCGAGCGCGTCGGTCATGTGCGCGTGCCAGCTTCGCACGTTCAAATCAAAATCTGGATCGCGCCAAAAGCCAACGTTGTGATCTGGCGAGTAAAAGCTGACGTCAAAGTGCTGCGCAAAAAGTGTCATGCCCTCTTGTTCAAAAAACCTAGACTTGCCCTCGTAGATTTCACGCCAAACTTTTGGTGCGTCCGGTTGGTCGCTCCAGATGTAGCCCGCGTTAAAAATTCCAAAGTCGCGCGCGGGTTCCAGCTTCGGAACGCCATGATAGTGCGGCGACAAAATAACCTCGCCCCGCATTCCGCCGTTGAGGTTTGAGACGGCAACAATATCAGCGTCAAGGAATAGACTCGCGCCCGCTTCATCAATCGCCCATTGCCAAGCGTCCATTTTCGCGGCGATACAATCGACACGATGAAAGCTGTTTTTGGCTGCGACCTTGCCAGCCAAGCGGTCGCTATGCGCTGCCAGTGTTTTTTCGTCTGCCTCAGTCTTGAACTCTACGCCGTCAAAATTGTGCGACTTGATCAACGCCTTTGCGTCCTCATCGCAGAAAACAAAAATCGGGTCGGCGTGGAATGTTCGCAGCGACGCGATCAAAATCGCGGCCTCTTGCGCAACCTCCTGAGTTGCAACAACGGAAAAGGATTTGATACGCTTTGGCTTTTCAATCTTGCCGCGAACCCAAACAGGCTCGATCTCATAGCCTCGACTTGTGAAAGGACGGGCGACCGTGCAAGCCGCGCCCAGCGCAACCGATTCGTCACCACAATCAAAGCACGCGGTCAAATGCTCTTGCCCGCGATGAGATGCCCATTGTGAGGCGTTCAATATGTCAACCTTGTTCCCACTAGCGGAAGCAAACAAAAACGCTTGTGCGCCATTCTGGAGCGCGGGAAAGCGCGAATCTAAAGCGTCAAAGCAACGCTCGCCAAGGTCGCCAAGAATGACAACAAACAACTTGGGGTTTTCGTGGATCATTTAGAATATGCCGACCCCCAAAATGCATCATTCTGTTTCGCTTGTTCAAGCGTTTTCGGTTGATGCCTTTTGCCGTCAAAGCCTTTGCGGATTCCGGACAAGTGAACGTTGACAGATTCAGGCAACGGCATTGCGTGCGCAAATTTTAGCAAGAGAGAATCACCATCAACAGCAAACCCAACAAGGCAAGGATCACTTGCCGCATGACCAATGACTTTGATCGTATTCTCCTCACATGAATGGACGTACTCCGCGCAAAGTTTGGTTTCAATTTCATGCTCTGAAATGTTGTCGATTGTTAGAATATCGTTGAACCTAACCTCTGGAGATTCATCGCAGTAAACCGCAACGTATGCGTCAGGGTCAGGGTCTACGCTTTTGACGATTGCGCTTTTGTCGTTGGTGATCGTGAACTCTGACCCATCTTGCGAGACAGATATATTTGTCCCCGCTACTATATTTGCAACGTCTGAATCAATAGTAATTTCAGCAGTACCGCCAGTTATTGAAATTCCTGACCCTGCGGTAATGTCAAAATTATTTCCAACCGCTGCAATCGAATTGATGTTTTGCACAACGTCATCACTCACCTCAAGATTTACCCAATAAGGATATGACGCAGCGGTGTAAGAGGTAGTGATTCCATTGCCGCCTTTGAATGCAAGTTCATCGCCGCAACGAAAATCAAAACTATTGCCGTCTGTGCCTACGGTTGTATACTGCGCGCTTATTTCAAGCGATTGCGAGGTGCCGCTGCCAGTGGCCTCAAATTTCATTCCATCTGCCGCAATGAAATGATATTGCTCATAACCAACAGATGCCGATTTGTAAGTTTCAACTGAAGTGCCTACTGCTACGCCGTTGCCCGTAGTAGCAAGATTTATTGGCCTACCTGTATAAACTCTAGCAACGCCTGTTGGCGATTCTGTTACACAATCATTTGAAAATCTTAAAGAAGAAGGAGAAGTTACTGTTATTGTTCCATCACCAACATTGGGGCCGCCACTGGAAACAGAAACAACTCCGCTGCCGTCATCTGTCACGCTGCCGTTATTGAATTTGATTGTCGTGACATTGGCAACGCTGGGCGTGCCGTCTTGCTCTGTAACCGTAAGCGTGCCGCCGCCATAGTCGGTGTTTGTTATCGTCACCGAATCCGCTGCGGCGTCTGTCGTCAAGCTGATGCCAGTGCCAGCAATCAGCGTGAGCGTGTCCTTGCTTTGATCAGCCTCAACATCGCTTTGCCCCGCGATTGAAATGATCCCAAAGTTTTGCCCGCTGCCTCCGTCAACCCAAGACAAGATTCGGCTGCCGTCCGTTTGCAGCACTTGCCCACTTGTGCCGTCCTCGTGCGGCAACGTCCACACAATCCCGTTGTCTGCGTCAAGTGATCCGCTCCCCGCCAAGTCGCTTGCCGATGCAGTTTTGAAACCGACGTGATAAGGGTTGTCAGAATCCCAAGCGAACAACTTGAGGATCACGCGCAAATCGGCGTCGGTGTTGGCTGGGTAGTTTTGCGGGTGAAACTGAAAACCATTTGCGCCCCATTGAACCAAGCGCGAAAGCTCGCGAAAAAGTATATCATGCCCGCGCAAGTCTAGATTTGCGCCTAGCCTCGGCTCGCGGTCGTAACGCAAAGCTGTTTGAAGATCGAGCCGCCACTTGACCGCCTCGCTGTTTGAAAAGTCTGCAATGAATTGATTTGCTGCGGGCGTTCCCGTGTTAATGTCAAACGCTGACCTAAAAACCATGCTTTCAATAAACCGCTGGACGCGCCGCGCTTCAATGCTGTCCAGCAATGTCGGAGAAGTGCCAAGGGAGAAAGTGCCGCCAAACTTGTAACCCTCATTTGCACGAGATGACAAACCTGTTGAATTTTGGACAGACATTTTTTATTGCGCTTCGGCTTTGTAAACTTGTTTGCGCCAGATGTTTCCGCTTCCGTAACAACGCTCGATTAGTGGGTCACGAATAACGATTTGAGTGTTGGCCGAAACATAGCCTTGATAAGTTGAGATTGTCGGCGTCGTGTTGCCGTCAACGTATCCAACAAATTCGCCGCGATTGTTTTGACTTAATAACTTTTGATCCCCAGACGCAAAAGGAAAATCAGTTTCCGGATCGGTTGACTTGATGAATGTGTTTGTTATTTCGGTGACAGTTGCGCGCGGGTATGGGTCGCGGTAGCTGGTGTTTGTCTCATAGCTATCATAATAGCCAAAAAAAGTGAACTGCTCCGCGCTATAATGTGAAAACGTGCTGGGCACTGTTCCGAAACGTCGAGTCCATTTCACAAGCCCATTTCCAAATTGTTGCGGCTGCGTTTCCTCGATAAGAAACGCGCTAGTAAAAACACCGTCAGCGGTATCAAGCGCGAGGGGTGTCCAGTAATCGCCGTTTTGAATGAAGTCACGTTCGTAAATTTTCGCGCTCGTGTCTCCAATGCCTGAAAACGGGGTCAGGATTCTTGGCACGCTGGAAACTTCAACAGCGGTTTGCCATCCGGTATTTGGTGCGTCGTCGTTTCTTGGCATAGTGTCGCCCTTACTGGTTTACAAATTTACCTTTCAAACTGTAATCAATCGAGCGCAAACTTTTTTGGATGTCTTTTATTGCCGTGCCATAAAACGTGTTCATTTTTTTAAGCATATCGTTTGCGTCGATTTTCACTGTTGGAGTTTGCGCCGCCCCAACTGGTCGCGGCGTAAAAGCCGACTGCGTGCCTAGTGAAATCCCGCTTGGCGGAAGTGGTGCCATTTTAGGAAGAGGGGCCATTTTTTGTCCGAACGCTTTGCGAGTTTTTTGCTCAATGTTTCTTCTATGTATTGCAACACCTCTTTGATAAAGCGCAACCATTCTTGCATCAAACGCCGCGCGTTGCTCTGCTGTTTTTAACCTTGCGCGGATTTCCGCATGATCTTGGCCTGATGGGCCGCCAGCCAAAGCAATCATTGAAAAGAAATTTTTCATGCGTAACTCTTCGTTTTCCTTAATACGATCACCACTTGCTTTAAGTTTGTCTTCTAATTCCTTTACTTTGTGCTTCACCATTTCATCCAACTTTTTCCCCTCAGTTATTGAAATGTTTCTTTTAGTTGCGGCAATCATTTCGGGAGTCATTCCTGTTGCCTCCATAATTGTCTTGCGATCAAAAGTGTCACTTCCCATTTTCAATTCTTTTAACGGACCTATTCCTTTTGCCGTTAGCGCAATCATTGCTTTCTTCATTATTGCATCCGGCACAGATTCCAATTCCTTTACGGTTGCCACCGTCCAGAAAGGCTTGCCCGTCAGCGCAATCATTGCTTGCCGTTTTTTTGCAATCTCTGCTTTTACGTCTTTGACCTTGGCTTCCTCTTTTTGCTGTACGGTTTTTATCTCTGCGGCCTTTTCCTCTTTTATCATTTGCATGCGCTCGCGGTGCGCTTCCCTCGCGCGCTGGTTGCGTTCCTCTTCAAGCTGTTTACGCTTTGCGTCAAGATCACGCTCGGCGTTTTCCATTTCGAGTGCAGCTTTCATCAACGCCGTCCCTTGGCTCTCATCAACAACCATGACAAGCGGCGCAATGTGCTGAAGCAACTTGCCGATTGTTTTTGTTGTGGCGGCGATTATGTCGCCCATTGCAATGCCGAACGCCATGCCGAGATCGCCAAATGTTTTCAGTAAAAAACCAGCGATTGAAAACAGTGCTTTGATTGGCCCAAGGGCAAAGCCAGCGATAATTTTTGCAAAGGATTTTGCGCCGTCTGGCAACGCTTCAAACGCAATCAAAAGCTGTTTAACAAATTGAACAACACCCTTGACCCCGTGAACTATTTTTATAATCACGCCAACAATGGATTCAATAATGCCTTTGCCCGCGCCGATACCTTCAAACAAGCCAAACACTTCGCGCATCAATTCGCCGACAGCGTTCGCAAGTTTCATCAAAGTGGGCGCAAGGCTTTTGCCTAAATCACTCATCGCTTTAGTAACGCCGCCCCAATCAAAATCGGCAAAGATGTCAGCCAGCCTTTGAAGTGCTGGCCCCATCGAAACAAGCAAACGCGAGAACGCCGAACCTGCATTGGTAAGGCCAACGCTCACCGTTGCCTTGAGTGCTTCAAACGTGCGTTTAAGCGATTCATTCATTTTGCCGTATGCAACATCGTTTGCGCCCGCTTTCTTACTCATCTCGTCCATTGACTCGGCCATAATTAGACCGCCGCGCGCGGTCACTGCAAGAATGCCGCCTAGAGCCTCAACACTTCCAACCATCTTGCGCAGCTTTTCGTTGTCCCCAGCCGCCGCTTTTTCCATCATCCCCATTGCGACCGCTAACCCATTTGGGCCAGCAAGTGCCGCCTTCATCTTCTCAGTATCAACGCCAAGCTCTTGCAAATATGCCGATTGCCTCGTTGTCGGCGAACCCAAGGCTTGCATCGCTGCGCGGATTTGGGTCATGGCTTGCGCAGTGGGAACGCCCTGTTTTGTGAGTGTCGCAACCGCCGCCATGACTTGATCGAAATCAACACCCATCGCTTTCGCAATAGGCAGCACGGTTGACATTGAGCCGCTCAATAATTCAAAGTTTGTTTTGCCAAGTTTGACCGCCGTGAACATTGCGTCCGCCGCATCCTTCGCGCTCAAGTTGTCTTGCCCGTATGTATTCATTGCGGTAGACAATCCATCAACCGCAGTCTCTACGGTAGAGACTCCACCGATTGCCGCCTTGCTGGCGACTGCCATAAACTCAAAAACATTTTCCTTCGGAACGCCCGCAGATATTGCTTGATAAAGCGCGGGCACAACTTCATTCGGTAAAACGCCAAACTCTCGCGCAAGGTTCTTTGCGTCTTTCGTCATCTTCCGTTCCGCCGCCGCGCTTTGATCTGGCAACAAGGTGAACACCTCGTTCATCTTTTCCTCAAACTCTACAAATTCCATGATCGACTTGGCGACGAATGCCGTTATCGCAACGGCAGCGGCAGCGGCAGCGGCAGCCGCCGCAGTGGCAAGCACGTTAACGCCCTTGCGTAAACTCTGCCCAATTTTTTCGGAGCCTTTGGCCGCAGATTTTTCCGCCTTGCTCATTCCCTCCTTCATTTGTGAAGTGTCGAGGCCCAAAAAAGCCATTAAGGTGATTTTACCCGCCATTTTTTTCGCTCCTTATTTTTTGCATGCCTTCAAGGTATTCTGATTTCACACGATCTTGGTGTTTGCTAAATGTCGCAACGTTGCCCTCACTTTTGCGCGCCACTATTGCGCGCGCGTAGGTAAACGCTCGCTTGATTGGGAGCCGCAAAATCTCTTGCTCGCTCCAACTGTATTCAGACGCCAGCAAGTCAATCGTTGAGCAAACCCAACTTTGACCCGCCCCGCTTTGGTTTTCTTTTTTTGAGTCTGCCCCGCCAAGGTCAAATTGATCTTGAACGTATTCGGCCAGTTGCTCGGCAAACTCTTTTGCGTCTGGAGGTGAAAATGATTTGATGAAATCGCGCGCCGCTTTCTGGTCGCCGTGTCTGTATTCAGGGGATAGAATATAACAGAAAGACGCAACGCACTCAGGCGTCACGCCTCGGCCCGTAAGCATAGGATGATCAATACCGTCGAGCAGCAAAAAACGCTCGATGGTCAAAGGCTCAAGCCAGACGCCGCCGACATTTTCGGGAACAGAAAGAAAAACCCCTTGTTGCTCTTTTCGGTCACGATCCCGCGCGGCGTCGAGCTTGGGCCGATACTCGGCCCAAAGCTCTTGCGCGGTCATTCAAAAACCTAGTTGATTTTTTCGTAACCGGAAACACTGCACTTGGCATAGTCGCCTTGCGTTTGAGCGTCGCCAATTTCGGTGATCACATAGGTTGCCGCATTCCGTCCAGTTGCAAGCGTCATTTCGTGGCCGATGGTTGGGCTTGCGGTTGACGATGTTGCATATTGCAAGGTCGCACTGAACTCGACACGCTGCGGCACGGTCGTTGAGCCTAGCGGCTCGCCGTTGCTGTCGTTGATGTCAACACGGTTTCCCGCGTAAGTGACATTGAAATCTTCCGCAATATAGTCCACGCTATTGATTGCGACGGGCGACACTTCAATCCCGAAACTTTGCGTGCCATCACTTGTAACTGCCATTATTCATTTCCTCCAATTTGATATTAGTTTTTTTGGGTCGGCCTTTTCGGCGCGTATTCTTTCCACTCTTCGCTAGTTTGTCCCATTAACTTGCGGGCCAAGCATCCGACCGGATGCCGATCACCATGTTGTAACTCAACTCTGAAACGTTAAACGTGCCGTCGGTTTCGTAGACTGTTGATTCGGGCTTGATGTAGTTGACTGTGAACAATTCCAAGGCTGGGCCATAGGTAAAAGACTGCACCCGAAAGATATTGCCGCCGCTATGGTTTAGGGCAAAGTCGCTTGTGACTAGCAACTGGGTGTTGCTGTTGATTGTCTGCACAACCTTGGTATCGTTTCCCGCGCTTGATTCGATCCGGATTGTGTCGCCAACCGCAAGCTCGTCGCTGAACTCCGTGCCGTCTCCGTTTACCACGTTTGACAACGCGGTGTTGCCGTCAACCGTTCCTGTCAACTGCGGCGCGCCTCCTGATCCTGTCGTGCTGAATATGTCGCTCGAAACGGCAAGGCATTGGCGCACCGTTCCGCGCGCCTTGTGGTGATCGTCCTCTTGATCTTGGGCGTTGTCTGTCACCACGCGCGCAAAAAACTGCGCGTTGAAATTTCTATAATCAAGGGTGGATGCCGACGCCCCGCCGCCGCGCTGCGGGATCGGTTCCATTGCGTCGCCAAGCTCAAACCTAACCTCAATGCGGGGGGTCAATAACGTGTCATCGTTTATCGTGCGCACAATCGAGTATTGCGCAAGGTCATCGGAAAACACGTTTGCCATGTGCGCGACTGCCGCCTTTTCAAAAGGCGTTTCTATGTCGTACACTTCCCAGAGTTTTGTTGCCGCCATTAGTTTGAATGCCTCCGAACGCAGTCGATTTTTAAGCTGCTGCGGCTTGGGTCTTTGTCGGTCATTGCAATCTTTAGGTCGCGCGTGCCATCGTTCACAATCCAACCTTTTTCAGGCACGGGCGACAAGCTCACGAGGTTGAGATAAAAGGCCGAATCAATTTGAACGTCGCGCCCGTTTGTCTCCAAGATAAAGCCTGTTGTGATTGAAGTGCGCGTTGCGCTGAATGTCGTGCCCGTGTATCCGGACGGCAGCACAACCGTCAACGTCACGCCGAAATCCTCAAGGGCGTGATTCATATCCGCCGACAGTTGCGCTTGCGTTATACTTGCCATTTCTTAAATCCTAAAAAGGGGCGGGCGCATTTGCACCCGCCCCCTGTTCTCCACCCTGCGGATTCTCTAGGCTCCGGTGATCTTTTCGCCAGCAAACTCGTTGACGATTAACTCGTCAAGGTTTGAGCGAACGCGCACAACGTTGGCGGGGGGTTGTTCGGAGCGATAGGTTTCGCTTGTGAACGCGCCGTTTCCGCGAGCGTTGTAAAACAACGTGCGACCTACTCCACCATTTGACAGCGGGCCGTTGGCGATGCTGGCAACGTAAAAGCTGGTTGTCGGCCAGATTTTGGTGCGGCTTCCGGTCTGGCCTTTCTTGGCCGAGTTGTAACGCGAGTTACAAAGCACAACACCGTCAACACCCAACACGCGGGCAACTTGGTCTTGGCTGTAAGCCAGCGCGCCGCTGCCGTTGATTAGGTTGCGCATATCGTCGGTCTGCGTCATCTCTTGATAGAGAGAGGCTTCCATGATCAACTGAATGTTGTTGAATATGCCGTTGCCGTTCAGGCGTTGCACGGCGGCGTTGATGTCAGCGATCGGAGTCGCGGCCCCAGCGTTGGACATCACCGCAGTCGCGGCAGTGCCGTTGAAGCTCGCGCCGCTCAAAGCGTTGGCAACACGAATCTCGTGGCCTACCATGATGTTGTCGGCAAGCTGGTTGCTGGTCACGGTCACGATGTCAAGCAAGGCGTCAGTCTCAGCCTCGGCAACGTCGAGATCGTCGAGCATATTTTCAACGCCGTATTCTTGGCATTCAAAAGTTGCGCTCTCGTACTCGCTGGACGTTTGCGAAAAGCTGGCCCCAGCGGAGCGCGGCTTGCTTATATCGTTGTCAAACTGCGACGCTTTGATTTTGACGTAAGTGCCTTTCTTGGAGGCAACGCCTTGCAGCGGCAGGATTTGCGCGCCAACAAATTGTTGGCGATCTACTTCGTTGATTGCTTCGCCAACAACGGGTTGGAAGCTGGCGGCGGATGATGCAAAAAAGCTCATTAGTTTCTTCCTTGGTTAAATGATTAGATAAAGTGCGCGTGAACCAACACCTCGATCACGTCGCCATCGGCGGCAGATGCGCCGAGTGCGTAACCGATTTTTGTGTTGCTTGAGTCAGTGCCGACCTTTCCGGAACCGTCCGTGTAAATCGTGTCACCGACTGCGATCGTGTCGCCCGAAGCTAACACCTCGGAAGTGCCGCCAGTATTCAGCAAGCGCACCGCGCCGTAACCGCTCGCGGCGATTGGCTCAAGTGTTGCACCGATTACTTTATCAGTTGCGTTGTCACCTGCCACGCTAATCTTGCCGTCACTATCAACGGCAACAAGAGCATGGGCGGCGATTGCGACAGCGGTTGCTTGAAACGTCCGCGCCCCGTCGTTATATGTAGTATCACCCATTTTTTTGTTTTAGTTTGCGCTGAATAACTCAGGCTTGGTTTTGTATGCGGCCAGCACGGCGGTCATTGGTGAATCGCTCGGATTGGCTCGCAAATGCTCTTTGATAAACTCGGCTTTGAGTTGATCGTTTGTTTTCTCTGGCTCGACTTCAGTAGCTAGATCGTCAGCAATTTCCTCTTCGCCGCCAAACACTGCTTTGAGCGTGGCAACTTGGTTTTCAAGCTCGGCAATTCTGCATTGCTGTTCGGAAATCATAGAGTCGCGCTCGTTAAGTTGCGCGGCGTGTTCGGAAAGCTCGACCTCTTCAATGGCTTCGGTCTGCTCCTCTTCGATTTCCTCAAGCTCGACTTGCTCGGTTTCTAAAGTCTCGGCCTCTTCCAGCTTTTTCTTTCGCTTCGGCTTTTCTTCAGCGGCTTCGGCTTTCGGTTCTTCGCTGGCAACAGACTCTTCGGCTTGGCGTCGCTCTAACTCCGCGCTGGCCGATTCGCTCGCAGCGACCTCAATTTTTTGTTCAATATCTTCGGGCATGATAAAAGCCTCTTCAACGTTTGCGGGTTTGTCCCAATTCTCCGCGAACAGGGCCGACGTTGCTGCGGGTGTATCAACGAAATCCGCCGACTGTATTTTTGACGGCGTGATTGTTGGCAGGTCAAAAAGTGAATCCTCTGGTTTTTCGTTAAGGCTGGCAAAGGGCACTTCGCCCCCGTCAGTTTCCCAAGCAAGCGCGCCCTCAAAAACAATACTGATGCCGAATGTCTTGGGCATTTTTTCGGCCAAGTCAAACAGTCGCTCGTATTTGTCAGGCTCGGCCTTGCGCCACGATTGCAGAGTTTCAAACCGTTCGGCGCGTATCTTGTCGCCGTCCCGATAAAATCCTTCAAACGCTCCAATCTCATTCAAGAGCCGATCTTGAAATGCGCCGTTGTGCGTAATGTACGCGGGCAAAATATCGTCGGCCAAAAGGTCAACCGCTGCGTCAAGCGTGCGCTCCGATACCATCATGCGATGGCCGCGCGCTTCGCCCGCTTCGATTATCACAACGTCACGCAAAACGCCGCTCTCGCGGTCTACGTTTCCAACGTTGACTTGAAAGGTAAATCTTTTCTGGTTCTCTTCGCTCATTTTTTGCCTTTCGGCGGCTCAACCCTTGCGGGTTTGCGCTCGGCTTTTTCTTTCGCCGAATCTGGCGCAAGGTTTTTCTTTCGTAATGCGTTTTGTTCGCAGGTCGTTAACTGCGCCCAGAGTTTTGCGTTTTTGGTTTCAATGTATTTTTCAACTTTAGGTCGTGCCATCTTATTGCTCCTCGGTTCCCATCAACTCTGTCAAGTTGACTTGTGCGGTTGTGTTAAATTGATTGAACAGGTCGCGCCAATCATCAAGGCCAAACTCTTCGGCGATCTGTTGAGCTTGCCGAATGTTTTGCGCTTTACGCCTCATTGACGCCTCTGCGGTGTACCCGAATTGACTCGCCACATCGTCAAGGGATTGCGCGCCCATTTGAACGTATGCGGCATCGGCTTTGACCTGCGCGGCCTTGTTTACCCAGCGAAAGGCTGGCGTCTGCCAGCGGCAGGAAAATAGGTTGATATTTTGCGGCGGTGTCAGCATTCCGTTGGCAACCCATTGGCCGAGTTTCCACCGATAAATCCGGTTGAGGAAAGCGGCAACCTGTCTTTGGTTGTCCTCGATCGCGCTTTGATATTGCAAGATCAAACCTTGCGACGCGCTGAAAGATGACTCGCCGATTGTTGACATGATCATCTCAACCGGAATGCCAACCGCCGCGCCGACCTTGCGCAGGTGATACATCACAAACTGTATGCCGTCCACGTTTGGCCGACCGTTTGCGCTGATTGTTTCGATTGATTCGTTTGGCTCAAGGTAATGAAACTTGCCTGTCTCAAATCTTTCAAGGCGGCCAACGTCATCTTGATCGTTTGCGTCAAGTCGGTTTGAAAGCTCAAACTGCACCGAATCCTGTCGCTTGATAACGGCAGCCAGCGACGCGCTAACCTTGGCCGAAATCATTTCGATGGCTTCGTATTCGCGAACGTCTTGCAAACTGTTGACGCACGGCGCAAGCTCCGGAATCCCTCGCCATTGCTGCGGCCTCATCCGCTTGTAAAACAAAAGAAAATTACGCGCGGGAACGTCTCTGAAATTTTTCAGCGTGCCGTTGATCCGGTCGCCGATCTGGTAAGTGCGCGGCTTGCCCGCTGGGCCGACGATTACGCCGTTTTTGTTGGGGTTGCTTTCCGACGCCGAAAGCGTAGGCGACCCGATGCGGTCGCCCTCGATTAGCTGCACGCGCCCGCCACGAGTCAGCAGCACGCCAATGTCACCAAAGAAAAGCGGCGCGTCTGCAATCTCTTGTTGCAGTTGGGTCATGTCCATCGTGCAAGTTACTTCAGGCATGGCCGACCATTGCGCCCACAACTCGCTAATCTGATCGTCAGTCGAATCGTCGCCCGTTGATGGCTGGGGGATTATGCCGCCGCCCACAACGTCGGTGCGTCGCAGTCGCGAGATTGCCTTTGCGACAGGATCGTTGCGCTTGAGGTTTAGCAGGGTAGAAACCAACCGATCACGGTCGTATCCCTGCAACTCGACCTCTTCACCGCGCAACGGGTCAACGCCGCGCGTGCGGCGATAACGTGTGTTTGCGATTGCCTCGTAGCCGAACAGCACACGGGCCGCCGTTTTTGCTCTGTCGATTATGCTCATGACCAATAACGTAAATCAGCGCGGTTTGATCCCTTGGCTTTTTCGGTCGGGTCGAGTAAGCAAGCCAAGCGCGTGAGATGGCCGATCTCCTCCCAGATTGCCGCTCGATCCTCATACATAAATTGACGATCACCAAGCAGATATTGCTTGGTTGGGTTATCGCTCAACGTCGTGTACGCTGTCACGAGGTTGTCGCGCAACGTTTTGATCTGGGTCAATGTCAGGTTGGCCGCCACTGTATTCTTGGCGAGTTTGTCCCATTACGGCACAAAAAAAGCCCGCCAAATGGCGGGCGTGTTTTTTGGGGTCAAGGCTTAGTTATTTTGGATTTCCTGCTTTGTGCGGTCGATTGTCCCCATCCAAATCGCTTTTGCGATCTTGGCGGTCAGCAGTAGAGCAGACCAGCGGGGGCGAATCCCTCTGTCAGCAAATAAATCCTGCGCGGCCTCTGCAATTTCTGGCAAGGGCGATGCGCTGGTTAGGCTAAACTCAAATGCGGGTTGTAGTTCGATGGCGACATCGCGCAGAATTTTATCAGACACGAAGTTTGTTTTGGTTTGTTTGTTGCTGTCGTTCATTGTTCGGACACGATACAGCCAAGCGGCTTGCGTGTAAAGAGAAACTTTCACTTTTTTTTAGTTATCCCCAAAGAACTTGCTGGGTTTGCGCCCAATCTTCCCCAAGCTGTTCGCGAACCTCTTTGATTTTCTGCCGAGTTGATTCATCGCCGTGATTGTAAATGTGAATCGTCGGCTCGTGATGGTATGATGTTTTGACGCGAGCCTTGACGCCATTGCTGCGCAACGCCTTTGATACCCTCATTGCGATGTCGTAGTTTACGCCCTTGAGTTTTTCCATCTTGAATCGTCTGCCGTTGATTTCGCAATACTTCATTTTGTCCTTTCTAATTTTCTTTCTAATTTTTCAAGCTCGTAGCCGATTTTTGAAGCGACGCCGCGCAAGGTTGCAATGCGATCGTCTAGCAGTTGTTCCTTGGTCAATTCCTCCTCGGATGGATGTCGCAAGTCTTTCCAAGCTGGCAACTGTTTACGCTCTTCGTGCAACTGATTTGCTTTCTCTAAAATTACCTCGCGGACGTGTAAGGCTTCAAACTCGTCAAGTCCGATGCTCATTGGGCTGGGGTCGCAAATTAACATTTTCTTTTTTCCTTTTTTGGTTTTGGGTTTGGGTTGCTTTAATCGTACTGGCTCAAGAAAGCGGCGTCGCCGCCTTGCCCAACATAGGCTTGGCTGCCGTAAACTGGTTGAACCTCAAACCAGTGATCTAAGTTAATACGACCAGCGGAGCGAATACGATCGGCGAGACGCTCGGCTTGGGCGCGCTTTTCTTCGCGCTCGTCTGTAAATGCCTCGTGGCCATCCTCTGTGTAACAAAGCTCCGAGGTTGGGAAACCGTGTTTGTGGCTGAACCGACGACCGCAAGGCGTTTCGACCTGCACAACATAACACTCGGCGGAAAAATCGCTGCCGTCATCGGCCTCGCCAACCTTATAAAGAGGATCGTCAATCCGGACTTTCATTCCCTTGATGTTCATCACTTGTTCGTTGCTGCTGTTGTTGTTGTTGCTGTCGTTCATAATGTTGATGTCAAGGTATAGGCAAACCGCTTGCGTGTAAAGAGAAAATTTCACTTTTTTTTGAGCCTGAAAAAACAGGGTTATTTTGCGGTGTGCTTGAGGTGCGAGAATGCCGTTGAAAGGCTTTTGATGTAACCTTTGCGGATTAGGGTACTGACTTGGCTTGACTGCCCTTTGATTGCTTTTTTGAAAACATCAAGACCGCGCGTGTGCGGGTTCAGACTATTGAAAACCGAATTTGTGAACTCGATGCCAGTGCGCCCATTGGCGTTGACCTGTTTTGATTTGATTGCGTTTTTATATCGGCCAGTAACTGCGCGCAAGGCAACGCCGAGTTGTCCTTTGTCTTTGAAAGACTGAAGCGGTAGACGATGCGCCTTGGCGATCGAGTACCAAGCCGCCTTGCCTGACCCCAACCTTTTGAGCGCGCGGTTTTTTGCTTTGGTCAATCCCTTTTGAACGATTGCCCGAATCCCGTTGCGCGTTCGGTCGGCGTAAATTCTGCCAGTGACCCAACCCGAATAAGTGTAGACCTTGCGATTGTATTTGATCGACTTAACGACAGACGGATTGACAGGAGGGATTTTGCCCTTGTTTTTTCCGCGCGTCGCTGGCGCGGGCCATTTGTATTTTCTTTTGATGTGAGCGCGACCCGACCCAAGGCTTGTTGAAAATTTCCCGCGCTTGTTTGTAACGCCTGTCTTGTTTGCCGCTTGCCCTAAAATTCTGCCAGCAATTAAGCGCGTGACCTCAAGCATCTGCTTATCCGTGACCTTCGGGGAGAGTTGTTTCTTTAGCTTCGCCAATGCTTTTTTGAAAGGCTCAAAATCAACCTTGGCATTTTGCGATCTGCTTTTTCCTTTTCCTTTTCCGCCCCCCAATGCGCCACGCAATCCGCGACCCAATCCGCCAAGCGCACGCCCCGCGCCGCCCGCTAATGCCCGCCCCGCTATTGCTGCCAAAGGTAAAGCCATTTACCAAATACTTTCTTCGTCTTGAGACTGCCGACGCGGTGCGCGTCGCTTTGTCTTTTCAACCTTGTGGGCTTCGTCCCGCTGTTTTGCTTTGGCTCCGGTCAGTCCGTAGATATGGGCCAACGCGAGGCAATAGGTTTCGCAATCCCAAAAGTGATCCTGTTTGTGACCCGCAACTTTCCATTCGCGCACAATCTGGCCGCGTTTGTTTGTGCTTTCGACTAAATTCGTTGAAAGCATTTGACGGATATATTCCGAGTCTGGCCCCCTGTATACGTGCCAATTCATCGCCGCGCCAGATCGCTTGCGCAACATCTCTTGTTGCCAGATGTCTTTATTTAGGTGACACAATACGACCGTGGCCTTGCCGTTTCTTTGGTCATGCGCGAACGGGTCAAGGTTGTTGATCCGGTAACTGGTTTGCATTTTGTCTTGGCCCTTTGCGCCAAACCAAAACGGGCGAAAGTTGAAGATCGCTTCGTAAATTTCTTGGGTGCGATACCCCGTGTCAATGATGCCTTTTGCGCACGCGTATTTTTGGCCGATGGCGTGCAAATCTTCAAACGTATACGCAAGCCCGTTGTCGATCAAATAGCTGCGCCCGTCCCGATCAAAGCCGCGCACAATCCAAACAAAGTGATCGCGTTGAACGTCGGCAGCGATCAACCGATAATCGCCAGCGATTTCGCCCCGCTCAAATTCGCCCTCATGCTCCCTGAATGCTTTGGCGTCAACTGGCCCCTCAATGTCAGGCCGCCAAGGCTCGGCAAGCCAGCCATTGGTGAAAGCCTTTTCGCCCTCGATTGTCTTTGATGCTTTGAGGTATTCAACAGCGATCCGCCCAAAGGTCAAAACAGGCGAATAAAAGCTATTGAGATGATAAGACCGAACGCCCCGCTCAGAGTTGCTGTTGCCCGCGATCCACTTGCCCGCGCGCAGTGCTTTCATCTTGTGAATGTCGCTGATGGGTTCCCCGCACTGCTCGCAGACGTATCGCGCAGACCTCTCGACCTCGCGCATATTCCACTCGCCACCCTTGCCTTTTGCCTCCTCGCTCCATTGCAGATTGCGCTTGCCCTCATCATTGAGCCAGCGGAAAACAAAACGCTCCCCGCAATGCGGGCATGGGATATGAAAGCGGCGGCGGTCGCCTTCCATGAACTCTTGCCAGATTCCCCCCGTTTCGCTGATGGGGGTCGAGCTTTGGAGGATTGTAAAATCCTGCTTTCCCTTCGTTCGGTCTAGGCATTCGCGGCGCGTGCCTTCGGGAATCACGTCGATCTCATCCAACACCAAAACGCTGACTGGATAACTGCGCACGTTGGCCGATGATCCCGCTCCGACAAGGTTCATTGTGCAGCGTGAAAACTCTTGTTTCGTCAGCGTGAACTTGTCCGAATCAATCCCGCCCTCGCCGTTAAGCGGCAAGTGTTTTGCGATCACGCTCGACTCGCGGCAAAATGGCATCCAGCGATCAGCCGCAAACGTTTTGCATAATTTCTCATTGGGGAAAACCCACAAAATCGGCTTCGGCTTTTGATCAATTACAAAGCCGAGCATGACATAAAAGCTGGTTGTCTTTGCCGTCTGCGATCCCCAGCAAAGCGAAACTCTGTTGATCCTTGGGTTGCGGATTGCCTCAATTATTTCGCAAACGTATGGGTGATTTTTGGTCGTATAGGGGCCAGCCTGTTCGGTCACTCGCTCCGAAAGCTCAACCGATTTAGTCGCCCAATCCTCGACCGATAACGGGGCGCGATACGCAAACGCCTCGCGTGCGAACTCGTCAAGCGTCTTGCTCATTTTCCCCCTCTTGGATCATGCGGAAAACCTTGTCTAATTCCTCTCGGATTGCCTCCTCGGCGTGCGCTGGTTCGGTTGGATTGGCTGCCAGTGCCGCCGCTCTCGGCAAGGCATCGAGCAACTGGCGCAAAGGCTGTAACGTCCGGTTGATTGCCTCGCGTGCCTCCGACATCGGCACAAGCCCGTCACGCTCTCGCTGCAACTGCAATTCCTTCAGTTGCCTGACCGCCTCCTCTTTGCCAGCTTGGGCCGAGAGCAGTCGCCGCTTGAGCGTCTGTAAGTCTTGCGTCAGGTGTTCATCACTCTTGCCGTCGCGTGTGGTCAAGGCGCGCTCTTCAAGGTAGGCTTGCCAAGCTCGCAAGTCGTTTGCCTTCGGGCCGCCTTCGGTCTTGCGCAGATGGTAAAGCGTCTTGCGGGCGATGCCCAGAGCCTTGGCTAAATTGGTCGCGGTCAGTTTGTCAGGTTGTGACGCATCTGGTTTCAGATCGGTTGCGTTGCTGCTCATGGTTTACGTTTTGGGGTCGGGGGGGGTGCGCTGCGCCGTTTTGTCACTTTTGGCTTTTTGACCTATATGCATAAAAGGTGCGAGCGTCGGCGACTG